GGACTAAATCCTCCAGCTGACTGGGCCCCTACGTTAAACCCAAGCTTGTGCAAGACCCCAGCCTGAGCTCTAAGCTGAATAAACCCTAAGGGGTACAGCTCGGACGACTCCAGCCTACTAGGACGCCTATTGCTAACAGGCATTTCCTATTAGGTGGCGCACTAACAGTTGAAGATTACTGCTCTGGAATCGGTCGGATCGGCAGGGCATAGCTGTCAGCCATCCCCCAACCCGAAGGGCTAGCACCCCGCTCGGTTTGGCGTCCGCGAAAACCGGTTCTAACCTCCAGCACACTACTAGTATCAATACAATCCAAAGCTATGAATTATATCAATACGCAGTGGCTGACTTGGTTGAAAGGCATTCTTATTATGCTTGTCGGCCTTGTTTTCAAGGTAATATGGGTGGGAGGGCTCCTATTTTTCCTAGGAATTGTAGCAGCCTTCACCATCTTCTATTATTCTTTTGCGGCAATCGGCGAGGCCCTAACCATCGTTTCCGAACGTGGTTGGGACAAGATCAAGTTTACGAACCTTCGTATTTCGACTTTCTTTAAGAAGTTGAAGTACTTCAAGGCTCGTATTGTTGATTTTCGCTGGCTTGCCCCAGAAGAACTGACTCGCACAGTTAAGTGCCTAGTCCGGATCCTTGGAGACCGACCGACATTGTGGCTTGTTTTAGCGCGCCGGATTTCTCGCTTGTGGAAGCTTGGTGGAACTCGTTTCACCATTGCTTACCTTAAGGAGTGCCGGTTAGCGTTACTAGCATGGGCAAATGGCGCAGCATATACCCCTAACCCGGGGGTGAAGTTGCGACTTTCGTCCTGCGGGATTCCACGTATTGTACCTGCCGGGCTTCGCCCGACAGATTTGTCGACTAAGGTCGGCATTATACAATTCCGAGGCCTGCACACAATCTTCAACCTCTACCGGATTATGGATTGGAAGGGAGCTCGACCGGATTTCTCCTCGATTACTTCACCGTTTTCGGGGGTATCCGCGACACTCTTCGATGGGGAGATCGCTGCCGTATTGAAATTATTCACGTTGCCGAAACCGATTCTCGGTTATTCGGCTCCGTGGGTTAATATTTCAGCAGGGCCTAATCATCCCTGGTCCCTCTGGGGTTCTGCTAAGGACATTCTCGGCTGGAGTCTCAGTCCGCGGCTTTTAGCCGTGTACTGCTTCTACAGCTGGGCGAGTGGGCAACGATTGCTGGCCTTATGGCTAGTTCTCGTGACTCATCTCCTGATGCCTATCGCTCTCTTCCTTCGGGCTCGAGGAATGCGCTTTCCGCTGGGACGACTTGTCGTTCTGGCGAAAGACGGAGGAGGGAAGCGTCGAATTGTAGGTGTGGTAGACTATTGGTCCCAGTGGGCCCTTAAGTCTCTTCACACTTACTTATTCGACGTTCTCCGACGAATTCCGCAAGATGGGACATTCGACCAATTGGCTCCTGTTAAGAGCCTCTTGGAGTTTTCCCGCTTGGGGTACCCTTCGTATAGCTTCGATCTGTCAAACGCGACGGATCGCCTACCGGTGGCTCTTCAAGAACAAATTCTTCGATTAGCTACTGGCAGTTGGTTGTTAGCGTGGGCCTGGAAACTTTTAATGGTTTCCCGGGCCTACTCTAACTCGTCCGCTGGCCGTATTAAATACGCCGTTGGACAGCCAATAGGCGCTCTTTCTTCCTGGGCGATGCTGGCCTTTACCCACCACATTATTGTGCAGGTAGCAGCCTATCGTTCTGGTTGGAAGGGATGGTTTCCGTTGTATGCCCTCTTAGGGGATGACATTGTCATCCTTACTAAGGGTGTTGCCGACGAATACCTATCCATTATGCGATATCTAGGGGTTCCCATCAACCTTGGTAAATCAATTACCTCGGAACGTGGTCTCCTAGAGTTCGCTAAGCGTGTAATGTCTCCGCACTTTGGTGACTTGTCTGGAGTGTCGGGCCGTGAGCTTTTAGCCACAGTTCGGCGTCCTACACAATTCATCAATCTGCTGACGCATTTGATTGATCTTGGTTTTATCGTATTTCCCAGTCAGGGGTTAGAGATGATCAAGCGGTTGGGTATGAAACGTTTTCTTCGAGAACGTCTCTTACCCGGCCGCTTGGCCTTGGCGAGCGCCTATATGCGCAGCCGGCTTTCAGGAGCAAGTCGTCTTCCGTCCGGCTTGTGGCCAGATGAATGGTATCTTATGCTCCATGGAAAGGAAGTCGTCCGTTCCGCCGTATTAACGACGGATGTCACTTGGTTAACCGAAAAGGCTTACCAAGATGCACGGGACTTCCGCGGCCGCGCCCTTGAGCAACTGAAGTCGTTCACATTACTGTGGTTTCGACTCCCGTTGTTCAAAGGGACGCTCGGAGGGTTTCTCTCAATCCCTCTGTTGCTTATCTCTCCGGCCCCTTGGGTCCAATTCTACGTCCTGTGTGAGGCCGTACGATTGAGTGAGGAACGCCTGATCAAAATCATGCAAGACCGAATCGGTATAGCATGGTGGTGGTCAGGTGAGCCTTTCACGCCTGATATGATACCGGCTGCACTTGAATTTGTGCCGCCGGCTCTGCCTCTTTTAGAGCCAGATCCTATCATGCGTGTTTCAGCTTCGAAGGTGGAAGCCGAACTACTAGACTACTTATCTTCTGTCGCTGCGGAATCGCTACGACTCGAAGTTAAGAAGTTCTGGTGTAAGGCACCTCCCGCGCCCAAGTCCAATCGGTTGGCCGCCCCTTCTCCCGAGCGCCCTAGCAAGGCGTCCGAGATGTAAGGACGGGAATTGGTGTCTCTCTGAGACTAAGGTTCCGGGC